CTTTCTACCTTTCCTACTTTTTCGACCACCTAAAATATTACATTCAATACTCGTACAGTTGGAAGATCTTCTACCTCTTTCATTTGTTCTACTTATTTCGCTTTCTCCATTTCCTCCACCTCCACCTCCTCCACCTCCGCTTTCTCCGCCTTCACTTTCTGTAGTATTATCTATTGGACGTTTTTCTTCTATTGCATTTCGTACAAAATTTCTGATGGTATTACGGGTTTCTTCTGGAAGTATAGGATGTTGACCCTTCATACCTCGTCCAAGATATTGTTGTTTGCCTAAATATGGAGGTCCTTTAAAATACGGGTCTCCGGTTATATGTGTCAAAACTAGGTCTAATGCCTTTTGCTGACTTCGGTTATCCATAGATGATTGTATACGTTCTTCTAAATTCCTTTCATAAAAATGCCAATCATCATCATAATATAAAGTCATCATATCGCGTATGTCTGGTTGGTAAAACGTATTAAAAATGTATAATGACAATTTATCCGGGTTTACACATCTAACATTTTTAAATAATGTATTTCTGAAAGAGTTGTTATCTCTCCAAAATGTGCCTATAAATCTATTACATTCAGGTGCATTTCTATGAGGAATTATTTCAAAATAATATTCTGTATCAGGTATTAAATTTTGTCTCGAAATTTATTGCATTTATAATATATATTGTTATATTATATTTGCGTATTTATTTATATACTAATATATCTGTTATTTATATACATTCTTTTTTCATGTCTTTAGAATTACGTAAATTTGATATGAAAAGTATTTCGTTCAAACCAAATGAAGCCAAAGGTCCCGTAGTTGTTTTAGTTGGACGTCGTGATACCGGCAAAACTTTTCTTGTCAAAGATCTTCTCTACTACCACCAGGATATTCCTATTGGCGTTGTTATTGCCGGAACTGAAGAAGGGAACGGATTTTATGGAAAACTTGTCCCCAAATTGTTTATCCATAATGAATACAATACTGCCATCATTGAGAATATTCTAAAACGCCAAAAATCGGTTTTAAAACAAATTAAAAAAGAAATGGAAACTTTTAAACGAAGCACTATCGATCCGCGAACATTTGTTATTTTAGATGATTGTCTTTATGACAATACATGGTCTCGCGATAAAATGATGCGTTTGCTCTTTATGAACGGACGTCATTGGAAGGTAATGCTAATCATCACGATGCAATTCCCTTTGGGCATTCCTCCGACACTGAGAACCAATATTGACTTTGTTTTTCTTTTAAGGGAACCCTATATTGCTAACAGAAAACGTATCTATGAAAATTATGCGGGAATGTTCCCAACATTTGAGTCATTTTGTCAGGTAATGGATCAATGCACGGAGAATTACGAGTGTTTGGTAATAAATAATAATGCAAAATCGAATAAAATACACGATCAGGTGTTCTGGTATAAGGCAGATAATCACAATGACTTTAGATTAGGGTCAAAAGAGTTCTGGGAATTGTCAAAAGACATACATTCAGACGAAGAAGACGAGAAATATGACCCTGCAAATGTTAAAAAACGCGGACAAGGGACAAAAATTAGTGTCAAAAAGACTAAATGGTAAAAATCTCGCTTTCACAAAACTCGGTTTTATATTTACCGCTTTTATAAAAACCGTTTTCAAATTATATAAACACTTACACCTACTTAAAGAGTATCCTCTTATATATATATTATAATAGAATGCAAAAGTTAAACATCGTTGAACTTATCGAGAAGAATCCCATCTCAAGACTATCAAATGAATATAATAATAAATTATTGATTAAAATAAAGGAAAATTTTACAAGTTTTGAACAACACTTATTTGTAGGTAGCTTTTATTGCTATTTAAACTACGATAAAATCCTTGATTTTGTGGTTGATTTAGATAATGTGTGGAAGTGGTTGGGGTTTTCTACAAAACAAAATGCTAAGGTAGTATTAGAAAAACAATTTAAACTGGACGTTGATTACAAAACCGCTTATGAAGTTGCATTAACGGTTTTAGACCAAGAAAAAGTTAAACAAAATGGTGGCCAAAACAAACAAACCATCATGTTAACAATCCGTTGTTTCAAATCGTTGTGTTTGAAAGCCCAAACAAAGAAAGCGTCAGAAATCCACGAGTATTATATGAAAATGGAAGAAGTTATGCATCAAATTGTGGAAGAAGAAACCGACGAATTAAGACTTCAATTGGAACAAAAAGATAATATTATTTTGGAAATAAAACAAACCACAAAAAAAGAAAAACAAAAGGCTGTAGAACAAGCAACAATCGCACAATTTCCATTGAATACAGAATGTATTTATTTTGGAACAATCGACAATACAAACGAACAAGAGGAAAAATTAATCAAGTTCGGACACACAAATAATTTGACAGAAAGAGTTTACGATCATCATAATAAATATAATAATTTTATATTAGTTGCGGCATTTAGAGTTCAAAATAAGGTAGAGATAGAAAATCTTATCAAAACATATCCAAAAATTAAAAGACATATTCGTACTATAGAAGTGAATGGAAAGAATAAGACGGAAATAATTGCATATGATAACACTAATTTCACAATTGAAAAATTAAGTAGATATATAAAAGAAATTATCCACTCCAAAACGTATAGCATTGATAATTTTAACCGATTATTGCAACGAAACGAAGAATTAGAAAATGAATGTAGAGAATTAAAGGAACAATGTAGACAAAATACCATTATAACAACAAAACAACAATTGGAAATTAATGAGATGAGAGAAATAATAGAAAAAAATCAGGCTACCATCAGTATTGTAAATAATGAAAACAAATCAGTATATCAAAACACATTATTACCAGATGACGAATTAATTTCAAAATTTAACGAATTTATTGATACTCGGTGTATAGTACGTATAGATGTTGAAGAATCGTCTGTAAATATGGAAGGTCAGTTTCGTATCTGGAGTCAACTAAAACCCAAAAAAGAAACATTCCACGCTCTAAAAAATTATTTGGATACGCGATTTAAACCATCTAGAATTTCAAAGCAGAATAAAGATCAAGTAGTTCATGGATATATTGGAGTTAAATTGAAGGATATTGAATATAAAAAGAAAATGATAGCAAATGATGTGGAAACGTTTATATTCCAAGTATGCAAATTTTCGCCTAGCGGTAAAATATTAAATTCAACTTTATTAGAAGAATATCAACGATGGAAGAAAAGTGTAAATATAGATGTTACTAATAATGATATGAAAGAGTTGAAAGAATATTTAAATTCATGCGAACATACATTGAAGGCAGTCGTGTGGACGGACAAAGGGTCGAATGAAGGATATTACGGAATATCATTAAAATGTGACGAGTATAAACATAAGAAAACATCATCTACAGGTAAAAAGGTTGAAAAACGAGAAGTAAAGACAGAATATGTGTTGGGAACATGGGAAACAATAGCAAAGGCAGCAGAATCTGAAGGTATCTGTGCGTCAAAAATGAGTCTAAGTATTAAATCAAAACGAGTATTTAACGATGATTACTATTATTGCACCTATTAAATCCATCTCCAAATCATATTTATTTGAATCACCAATTCAAATAAATAAAAAGTTCCAGTTAAACCACCTTTTTATTATTTTTTATTAAATTTATCCAAAAACCCCGGAGGTAAAGAGCTCTGTTTCCGCGCAGTAACATCTGGCGGTCTATATCTTAACAATAGAGCATGTTCTATTCCTCTATCAATTTCTTTTGGACGAAACATTCTATTTAATATGATAGGTATATAAAGGTCAGCTTTATCATTTCTAGACAAATAAATAGTTAATATTTCTCTCAGTTTATTTTCTTTCATTTGTGAAATATCTTCATTAGTTAAATCTGGACGGTCTTTTAATACTATTGCAGATAACAAAGGATGCAATCCTTTATATATTTTTTTCAAATTAAATTGTTGATTTTCTCCAGTTAAAATTTCATTTGTTATATATTCTACCAAATAATACATTCGTTCATTAAGTAAAGAATATAACGAAGGGTAACAAAATGATAGTTTAATACTAGGATTTGATGGAAGATTTTCTGGAATAGTATATTCTCTTATTTCTGTGTTTTGAAACAATGCTAGTAAATTAGAAGGAACTTCTCTAAAATCTATATCAGATAATGCGGGACTGCTTGCAGGATATCTTAATTTTATTTTTATAATAAATGGATTATGTCCCGGCTCAATTAATGCGGTATATACATAACCAGAAAGCGCATCACCTACGGATAGCCAATTAATTAATTCTCGAATATTTTCGGCAATATGTGATAAATTATTAACATTATAAGGTATTCCTTTTCTAGGCAAAAGAAGTATATCAATATCTGTACTATCATATTCACCTGGATACATTAAATCAGATAATACCATTTGAATGGCCTTTCCTCCTTTAAATACTAATGTATATTTTTCATATTTCAATACGTCATTTATAATTCCATAAATCAACATAATACTACATAACCTTATTTTTACTTCATTATCTTTATTTGAGGTATAATAATTTGGTAATATACTTTCTAATATAGGACATACGCTTTTATCTTTAATAATAGACACTAAATAATGTCGTAACTTAAATAGAGTATTGGTTTCACCCTTTCTGTTAAATAATGGTTTCCAGAATGGAGGTTCTTTATCATTAGCATACTCTCTGGACTTTTCTATGGCAGGAATAGTGTCAGGTAATAATGCACCTCGTTGACGTTCTATTTCTTCTAAACGCCGATCTTCTAATTCCTTCTGCTGTAATTGTTGTTGTCGTACTACTTCTTGTTGTTCGGCTACTTGTTGACGTTGTAACTCTTCCTGTTCTAACATTCGAACACGTTTTGTTTCTGCCTCGTCTATTATACGTTTTCGTTCTAATTCCTCCTGTTCTAACATTTGTCTACGTTCTACATTTTCCTGTTCTATTATGTGTTGACGTTCTAGTTCCATTAATCTTTGTTGTTCTTTTTCTGTTTCTTTTCTAATTTGTCCCTGTCTAATCATTTCTTTCTTTTCTTCGCGAATCTTATTATCTTCTTCACGTTTAAGTTTTGCCGCTTCTATTTTTTGACGGTCTAATTCAGCAACAGCTATTCTTTCAGCTTCTATAGCCTGTTTTTTTTCTAACCGTTTTTGTCGGTTATCCGATTCAATCTGTTGTTGTTTCTGTTTTAACTGTTCTTTCCGCATTCTTTCAGCATCTTCCTGTTGTTTTCGAAGTTCAGTCTTTTCACGTATCTGAGTTTGTTTTATAGTTTCTAATCTATCTGCTTCAGTTTTAATACGTAATACATTCAATCTACGTGTTTCCTCTATACATTCAGGTTGCCATGAATTTACAATTTGTTGTTGTCTCTCATTCAATACAATAGTTTCACTATGAACTAATTCTAATAATACACATTTTTTATCTATATCTACAACTTCATCTAATGAAATATCATGGTCTAATGCTAATTTAATAAACATTAGACCTTCACTTTCCCCTATATTATCATTGTTGATTCTAGAATCAATAAATCTTTGCAATGCACTATTTAATGCAGCGCCCCCATTTTTTGTGTAACGTCCATTTTTTTTAGATTTATAGCGTCGTTTTCTTTTTGTACGTTTATTAATTCTATATTTTTTCACTCGAGTTGATATTTTTATTTTTCTTCTATAAGTTTTTGTCATAATATATAATTAGAAATAATTATATAAAATAAATACATTTATTTGTAAAGATTATCTTATCTATATTTTAAGGAGTATTCCTATACATAAAACTTAATCCGCCTTTAATCCGCTTTTTTCTTAGCAAACGGACCACTTAACAACTCACTTTGACCGTTATCCGTCTTTCCAACAACAATATTTTCGCCTTCAAACAATTCAGCACGAATATCCGCAGCAGAAATAGTTTCACTGTCCTTTGTTAAAGCGGATTCTTGGGTATTCATATTACTCAGACCAACCAAATTTCCATCTTCATCCACATTCTGTGTCAAAGTAGCTCCACTCTTTTCTGCCAACTTGATATTTTCGGCAATCGCCTTTTGTTTTGTCTCCTTTACACGTTGATCGAATGCGGACTTGGCAAATGATTCATTCTTTGTTTTCTCGTGCATCAATTGATTCAATTCGTCTTCAATATATTCAACACGTCCCGTCTTGTATGCCTCTGGATCCCACGGCATCCACAATCCAACAGGTCCAACAAACACATCATGACTAGGATCAATTTCACGTAACATTTTGCATCGCAATTCAGCCTCTTCAATAGTAGGATATACTCCACGAATCTTTAGACCACGCGTTGATGTCTGGAAATTATACTTAACATTAAATGCATTCTCCATTTCTTCTTCGTTTTGGTCGACAAATGTCTTATAGTCATCATCCATACCACCTTTAGTAAGAATTTCTTGTTCGTCCTTAACAAATTCTTGGTAATCCTTTGTAATATCATCAAACGAAACCTTATACTTATACGAAATAAAACTCAAAAATTGGACGAACTTTTCCATACTCTTTGAAAATTCCCATTTCTTTAGGAACTCTTCAAAGAAAAAGATTTCTTTCATCTTTACAATTTTTTCGGGAGAAACAAAAGAAACACATACAAATTTTTGTCCGGCAATAGGCTTATCCTCCTCCAATAAATCCACATATTTAGGATTAGGCTTTCCATTCTTACCCTTTTTTAGTTCTACTCCACTTGGGGCGGGGCGTTGTTCTTTAGACAAACTCATTTATTAAAATAATTAAATTGTTATATTTAAGTTTTATTATTGATTTATTATATTTTTAATTTAAAACATTTATTTTATAACTAATATTTTTTTCTACTTATTTATTATAATAATGTTTAACGTTGCCGAATTGATAAAGCGAATCATTAAATATTTAGTCGAAGGTCTTATGGTCGCCATTGCGGCATACGCCATCCCCAAACGTTCATTAAACATGGAAGAGATTTTGTTGCTCGCATTAACTGCGGCGGCAACATTTAGCATTTTGGATACATACATTCCTTCAATGGGTGCATCCACGCGTTCGGGTGCTGGATTAGGTGTTGGATTAAATTTAGTCGGATTTCCTGGCGGGCTATAAATATATAGCATAAATTCCAACTAATGTAAAATACCTTTAAATTTATTTATACCATATTATGAGATAAATAAATTATCGATATATATATTCTATACGACACGTTAAATAGTAGCAATAAATTCCCAATCTAAATCTTCGCATATTTTCTTCCAAATAATATCTTGCTCTATTAATTTTTCACGGTCTTTCAACATTGGTATCTCAGGCAAATAATGATGTTCGCTCAGTAACTCGAATAATTTATATAATACATAATAATAATGTAAAAAATTAACACGATAGTCCGGACAATGTTTTGCATAAGGATATTGAATTTCCATAAAAAAATTACACAGCGTTTCCTCCAATTCCTGTGAAATAATAGGCGGTTTAATTCCTAACTTATCTTTAATGAAATTAATGTGTTCGTAATATTTATTATATCCCAATTTTTTTAATAAATCTTTGGTTTTATAATACGTCAAATTTGACATATCTACTCTCTCTTTTTTAATCTGCTGTTTTAAATTTTCAATCACTTCTGGTGGAATCTGCGTTGTTTCTTTCCCTTGAAATTGCGCCAATATTTCTTTAAAATGGTTAATTTTCTTATAAGCATAAAAACATATTTCCTTAGGCGGTTCTTTATACGACGGTTTTTCATTCTCAATTAAATATCGTATATGGGTAGAACAATTATTGCATATTAATATCCCTTCATCATCCATGGAGATTAATTCACCTTTATGGCACGATTGGCAAATATCTGTAGGTTTAATAAACGAACTTAGATCTAAAAAAGTATCATCTATATTATTTAGATATTTTTGGAAAATGTTGTTATTTGTGCTCTCGATTACTTTTATATTGTCTGTTTTAATTTTAAAAAAAGTATCTAATTTATTACTAGTAGATTGAACTACTTCTCCTTTAGAAATATTTTTCTTATTTTCAAAATAATCAAAAATATGTTTTGAATTATCTAAAAAATACTCCTTCTTTTTTGCCTTTAATGAAATGACTAATCGTCCAATCTCCGCTATTCTATCTTTATAATCTAATATTTGTTCGACAGATAATTTATTTTCTTCTTCAGCAGTTACATTATTCTCCAATAACATAATTATATGCTGTTTTTCTAATTTTAATTTAGGAATAGTGTCATGTTCGTCCTTATAAAATTCATTCACAAACTCTTTATGTTGTCCGTCTAGTGTAGTCAAATTCTTTTTATCTATTTTTATTTTTTTTACAGGTTTAGGCTTGAACGATGGCATATTAATATAAATGTGTATATTTATTTAATTATTAATTTAAATAATTATATTAATATTTGAATAAACAAGTTAAAAATGAATTTAACTTTTCTATCTTTTTAGTAAATAGTTGATATGAATGGTCCAGAGTGTTTAACGAACAATTACTCTCTCACTCACAATTGCCCTAACATAAATATTAAGATTGATGGTAATGATATGTGTATTGATAATCTTTTATTTCAAAAAATGAAATTTGTATACAACGCAATCAATGATGGATGGTCTGTAAAAAAACGCAATGAAAAATATATTTTTTCAAAAAACCATGAAGGGAAAAAGGAGATTTTTTCGGATAATTATTTATTTGATTTTGTAAAAGGAAATGTAACAATGGATAAATTATTGGATTGATATAATATATATGTTGTCAGTTGAATTAATCGCAATATTAGGTAATACACTTATATTGACATTACTGTGTCTATATATTACTTCACATATATACAAAAATCATAAATCAAATAAATATGCATTCATACGTATTTTTGTAGTTATGTTTATAATAGTATGGGTATTATTTGTAAATGTAGATCCAAATGATATTAATGCAAATAAATATACGTTGTTATCACATATTGATGCAAAATATAAACCTGATACCTTCATGTATAATAAATCAATAAATCTACATACCTTACAATATCCAGTTATTTTTAAACCAATAATATGTAGTGCATTTTCAAAGGGTGTAAAAGTTATTAATAATATATATGAAGCACAGGATTATTTATTAAATTGTGTAAATCTTAATGAAATATTAATTCAAACATTTGTACCATATAAAACAGAAGTGGGTCTTTTATACGAAAAAAATATATTCACAAATAAGGGCCAAATAATATCATTAGTTCAAAAAACAAGTAAAAATACAAATATTATGAAAGGATGTCATCTTAATGGAATACAATGTACGGATTTAACTTCTAAAATAACTCCTAAATTAACACATGTAATAAATAAAATAAGTAGCAATATACCTAATTATAATATGGGAAGATATGATATAAAATGTAAAAATATCGAATCATTATTGGAGGGGAAAGATTTTTATATTTTAGAAGCAAATGGAACATTGGGTGCTGATTTAAGAAAATCGTATAACAACATATTACACACTATTGTAATTACTGAAAGATGGTTTTTTGTGCGTATATTGTTCGGTATAAAAAATATATTTACATTGCAGGGATATAACCCTATAACATTAATTTATGTATTATTTTTAAGACTATACAACGCAATAAAATGCGCTGATATGGAAAAATTATATGCAATTGACTAATTTTATAATCCCACTTTTTCTCTTAGTTTTTTTTCGCCAAATTTTGCCAAATATTCCATCAATCGAATCGCAATCATAAAAGATGGTTCGCCGTCTAAGGTATGCCCCAATCTTTCCATTTCACATACTATATTATAGACACGAATATCTTCACTTTCCGACCATGTTTCTTCTTTATACGGGGGACCTGCTGCAACAAAATCCCATAGCTTCAAATTAGTAATCGCCTTAAATATAATTCTATATGTTATTATATCCGAATTATTATTTGGATCATATCCAAAGTAATTAAACATTCCATCTCCACGCATTTTTTTTGATACTGATTTAGTTGCCATTTTATTGTATTATTTATATTATTACTTATCTTATAACTAATAATATTTCAATTTTATTTTATTTACTTATATTCTGGGTATCTTCTGTGTATCTTCTATTTTAGGTAATTCGCTATCATCTCCATTAATAATAAGTCGATTAATTTTATTTGATATATAATTTAATGGAGTTCTTACTATATTATATGTATTTTCAACAAAATCAATATGATTTCGCATTTTATCACAATCTTTCTCCACATTATTAGTCGTATTTCTTAACGAATCTATTTTTAACTCCATATCTATAAGCTTACTTTCCATTTGTTGCAATATATTCATCATCTCATCTAATTTTTGTTCCATAGTATATACATATCTTACCTAAAATATAATAATATATATAACGTATTCATATTATCAAATGCTGAATATGAAATATGGAATCAAATAAATACTTACGATAAGTATAATTAAATTAGTATTTATATTTAATGATAAAAATAAAGAGGATAACAGACATGCGCTACACATCATTAAACTGTCAGCTAATACAGCACCAAATCCACTTTCTGTACCATACAGTTTAAATATATCAATGATTTTACTTCTTCCGCGGGGAATTGAAAGAACTAATTTATAAAATAATAAATCATGCATTATTTGAATCCCAACTGCCAATAAAATAAATTTCCATAATACAAATGTATTGAAAAACAATGAATACATAAATCGTGTAATAATTAACACGATAAAAATAATAAACACGTCACTTATAACCGCACTTAATTGTAATTCTTTATACCAAATTTTTAACGACGAAGATTTAATAATACCTGTTAACAGTAATAATATAACAATAAGATCTGTTATAAGAACCGCATTGAATATAGATAAATAGTCTCCATATTTTGTAAATTTACTAATGTCTGTATTTAACATTTATATAATCTATTGATATATATAAAAAATTATATATCATTATTTTAATGTCATCGGTCGTCAAATTTATATTCCTCAATTTTATATTATCGTTTATTTCAGATATTGGATTAAATATTTTATCTAGACAATCATTTTCTCCAATCATTATTAAATCCCTGAAATATTATTTTGTGAACCAAAATCCAATATTAACTGCCGTTGCTGCTGGATTAACTGTTATAATAGCATTATTAGTTAATATGGCAATAGTAAAAATGGTATTTGGATTTTATTATCCAACTTCTCTTTTGCAATTATTTTATTTTCTAGTTATTGCATCACCCGTCGGATATTTATTCGATGTAATTATTTATAGATTCAAAATATTCGGTAATTTATTAGATCCATATTATAAAGCCGCCGGCGCTGGATTCTGGGGGATGGTCGCATTCATATTTTCAATTTGTATCTCATATTTTGCCGCAAACTATAGATTATACTATTGAAACTTTGTATTTGTTACAATATAATACCTACACCCATGAAAGACAATAAATTAATTATACTTTAAAATATACATTCCTGTAGCAGAATTGTCCCTGCATTTAATTAATTAATTTAATTGAATTAAATTAAAATCCAGAAAATTTTTTTCTTTAGGAATATTATAAAAATGGGTGGTGGACTTATGCAACTCGTCGCTTATGGCGCTCAAGATGTTTATCTTACTGGCAATCCTCAAATCACGTTCTGGAAGGTTACTTACCGCAGGTACACAAACTTCGCGATCGAGTCGATCGAACAAACATTCAACGGTCAAGCCGATTTCGGTCGCCGTGTTACATGCATAATCAGCCGCAACGGTGATTTATGCTACCGCACATATCTCCAGGTAACACTCCCCGAGATCAACCAGTTGATGGGCAACAGCGCATCTCTCGCTTCCGGAAATAACGCCGTCTATGCTCGTTGGTTGGATTACCCCGGCGAACAGCTCATCGCCCAAGTTGAGGTCGAGATTGGCGGTCAACGCATAGATCGTCAATATGGTGACTGGATGCATATCTGGAATCAACTTACCATGACTGCCGAACAACAACGTGGTTACTTCAAGATGATCGGTAACACCACACAACTCACATTCATCACCGATCCCTCTTTCGCTGATGTTGACGGACCATGTGACTCCATTGCTCCCCGCCAAGTATGTGCCCCCCGTAATGCGCTCCCCGAGACAACGCTTTACATTCCCCTTCAGTTTTGGTTTTGCACCAACCCCGGTTTGGCGCTCCCTTTGATTGCCCTCCAATACCACGAGGTCAAGATCAACCTTGACATCCGCCCCATCGACGAGTGTTTGTGGGCCGTCACATCCCTCAGCTGCAACACCGCGTCTGGGTATGGTGCAGGTGCTAACCCCGCCGCGTCTCAACAGGCCATTGGTACCCCCGTCACAGCGACTGTCGCGTACAATCAATCCCTCGTTGCCGCGTCTTTGTACGTCGACTACGTCTTTTTGGATACCGATGAGCGCCGCCGATTCGCCCAGAATCCCCACGAGTATTTGATCTCCCAGTTGCAGTTCACCGGCGACGAGTCTGTCGGCTCTTCGTCGAACAAGATTAAGTTGAACTTTAACCACCCCGTAAAGGAGTTGATCTGGGTCGTCCAGCCCGATCAGAACGTCGACTACTGCTCTTCCCTCCTCTGCGATGCCACCCTTTTCAAGGTTCTCGGCGCCCAGCCCTTCAACTACACTGATGCCATTGATGCGTTACCCAACGCCATCCACGCCTTCGGTGGTCCTTCTGAAATTGCCGGTGCAGGTCAGTTCATTGATGCCCGTGGTCTTTTTGAGGATGCGGGTGCTATTGATGCATACCTTCCTTCTCAGGCCGTCAGCGGCTACTGGCACGGGGGTATCTACAACAATCAATACAACGAGCCCAACATGGCGCCTCCCAAGGTCCCCATCAACGCCTCCGATCCCGGAGCTGCTGCCCTCTTAGCCCAAATGGGGTTAACACAGGCGCAGTATGATGCCTTACCCACCACAGGTGGCAGCGGATCCACCGTCTCGGATGCCGGCACATTCGTCCTCTCTGAGACCTCGTTGGATATGCACTGCTGGGGACAAAACCCCGTCGTTGTTGCCAAGCTCCAGCTTAACGGACAGGACCGTTTCTCTGAGCGTGAAGGGTCTTACTTCTCGTGGGTCCAACCTTACCAGGTCCACACACGTTGCCCTGATGAGGGTATTAACGTGTATGCCTTTGCGTTGAGACCTGAAGAGCACCAACCCAGCGGCACGTGCAACTTCTCGCGTATAGATAACGCCACACTCCAGTTAGTGCTCTCCAACGCCACCGTTGAGGGAACAAGAACCGCGAAGGTCCGCGTATACGCCACCAATTATAATGTTTTAAGAATTATGTCTGGGATTTCAAAGTGTATGCTACAATATACGATGTTATATTATGTATTAACCTCCTGTCCCAAAAAGTTGGCTGCCGCATTAGATATTTGCTTACTAATGCGGGCAAACAGTGTAAAGCAAATATGTGAATCTAAACAATTCGCATTATATAACCAGCTAGTCTCTTCGTCTTTATGACTACAAGAGGCAACATTTCTAAATTGCAGGAACATCCTGAGAGCCTTTTCTACTACTTTATTATGTGAAAAC